TTGCCTACGCCTAGCCTGGGATACATAGCCGGTGGAGCCGGTGTGGGCGCGGCACTAGCCAAAGACTCATATTTGCAGTACAACAATAGAATCCGTGAGGCAGTGAACGATATTGTGACTGATCCGGTTAAACTGAGAGAAGTCCTGGCTACTCCGGCAGCGCAGCGTGAGGGCGTCATTGGCAGGTTGATTCGTCAAACGACTGGCGTTGCTCTTGGAGTGTCAACACCGGAGAGGGAGGAAGCAGATGCCGTTAAGTAAAGGTTCAAGCAAAAAGACAATTAGCAAAAACATTGGCGAAATGGTCCGCAAGTTTAAGGACACTGGCAAGATTGGTTCGTCCCGTCCTGCTAACGTCCGTGCTGCGGTCAAGCAGGCTGCTGCTGCTGCCTATACTTCAGCACGCAAAACCAGAAAGGCTAAACGATGAGCATGTATCAAGACTATGAAAACGGTAATGACTACCGTAAAAGCCAGCCAGGTGACACTGAAGAAATGAAGAAACTTACAGACTTACGCAAGGCGCGTGATGCTGCAAAGGGAACGTCGATGCTTTTGGGTGATCGGCGTATGAAGCGCGAGAAGCGTGACAGCAGAAAGATGGAAAGATGAGCAAAAAGAGTAAGGGCATAAACCCCGAACTTGAGGATGCGATAAGCAAACTACTCAAAGAGGTTATGCAGGACTCCCAGGCGTCGTTAACTGATAAGACCAAGGTACTAGATAGGGCACTAAAACTTGAACAGATCAAACAAAAAATCAGCGACGACGAATGGGGTAAAGGATTTTTCACAGACGAAGGAGAAGAGTGATGTTGGACGGGGCTGCGTTGAAAATAGTACGGGTGGCAATGGAGGTTCTCTCTATGCGGTTGTTGACCATCCTGGCTATGGGTATGAGTTTCCTGCTGGCTTGTTGGGCGATGTGGGAGCCTACTTGGGAGAGGATGGCAACGGCTGGATTCTTTGCCGTGTGCATTTATTTACCGTGCATTAGATGGGAAAGGACGAATGATGAAAGTAACAATGAAAAAAACTGAAATGACTGTCATGGCAATGGACCGTAGCGCGGGCAAACCTATCCGCACTCAGTCTATCCAGGATACTTATGGGCTTGGTAAGCCTACCCGTACTAACCCTATGGGTGGCTTTATGAGCATGCACTGCTATTCAGGTTCTCCTGATCAAAAGCAGTCGCCTACTAGCAAGCCTGGCAATGCTGGAAAGAAAAGGATCGTCTGATGGCTAACAATATCGCATTTCAGCCGATGGGCAATTGCGTGGTTGCTACTGCCGCCACTGCCAACGTGCAGGGGAATGTGGTTTCAATTACTTCTGTTAGCCCGGTGAATCAGTTTTTTGTGTTCAATCCTGATAAGAACGATCCAGTGTTCGTTGCTTACGGTGAGACTGCAAATATCACGGCGACTATTCCTGATGCGAATGGCGCTCCGGTAGTTGCAATCGCTCCGTATGCAGAGAAGGTTTTTACTGGTCCTCAGGTAAGCGCAAACAAAACGGTCTATGTCCGTATCATTGCGCCGCACAATAACGCCAAGTTGTATATCACTCCTGGCGAGGGCTTGTAATGTTCGATCCGTTAAGCGTACTGGCTATATTCGGTCCGCTTGCGGTCGATGCAGGCAAGGCGATGATCAATAAGTTTCTGGCGCCTAGTGAGTTTAAGCCAGCGACGATAGATCAATACGTTCAGATGCGGGACATTGACCTGCGCATGTTTGAGGCAATGAACAATGCAGGTGGCACCAATCAATCCTATCCCTGGGTTGAGGCTGCGGTACGTTTGATGCGCCCAACAGTTGCCATGATTGTCTTGCTGACCTGGGCGTACAGCAAACTATCCGGGCAGCCATCCGACGCTATTGATAACTTCGCCGCCGCCATAGGTTTTTACCTTTTTGGTGACAGGACATTGTTCTACGCTAACAAGACGCTGAAGAAATAATGGACTGGTCTCGCTATCCTAACTTCAAGGCTGACGAATTTAAGTGCAGCCATTGCGGTGACAACGAGATCAAAGAAGAGTTGTTGGATAAGTTGCAGGCTTTGCGTTCCAGGTACGGCAAGCCTATGAGAATCACGTCCGGCTATCGCTGCCCACGCCATCCAATTGAAGCAGCCAAGTCTGCGCCTGGACCTCACTCTAGCGGTCTTGCGTGTGACGTTGGTGTGGAAGGTGCCGACGCCCATAAACTTTTGGGTCTTGCCTTAGATGCAGGGTTCAAAGGTATCGGGGTGCAGCAAAAAGGTACAGGCAGATTCTTGCACCTGGACTTGCTGAATGCTCCTAACCGTCCTACTGTGTGGAGTTACTAATGGCTAAGAAAAAGGGTGTGTCTCTTTCCATTGGGCGCGGTGAGAAGTTGTCTGCCAAGCAAGGCGCTGGACTGACAGCCAAGGGACGCGCCAAGTACAATCGTGAAACAGGCAGTAACTTAAAGGCTCCTGCTCCCAATCCCAAGACTAAACGGGATGCTGGCAGGAAAAAATCGTTTTGTGCCCGTATGGGTGGTGTAGTAAGGAAAGCAAAAGGTCCTGCTACTCGCGCCAGGGCTTCTATGAGAAGATGGGGGTGTCGATGAAACCAGGACTCTATGCCAATATCAATGCCAAGCGTGCCCGTATCCGTGCGGGCAGCGGTGAGAAAATGAGAAAGCCCGGCAGCAAGGGTGCGCCCACTGCGCAGGCTTTCAAACGATCTGCCCGTACTGCCAAGCGGTAGTACAAGCAGTTGCCAGGTGGGGGATTCTCCTTCAAGCGTAATGCTAAACCCCACGTTACGCCCCGGCTTCGTGCCGGGGTCTTTTTATTCTTTTTGTCGTTCTAAGCACTCTTTTTCTTCTTTGATCCATTCTTTTAATAGCAAAGCAAGATGGTTTTCTGCTTCCGCATAGGTCTGAAAATACTCTGAGTAACCTTCATTCTCTTGATTTACATAGCCATGATGCACTACACAATAACCCTTGAATTCACCGTATGACCATGACTTTTGAATATAAAAATGACAGTCACGATCTTTATGATGATCTTGGCAAACGTACCAAAGGTACTCTCTGATCAATTGCTCAATCATTTCAGTATCGGTCGTTTACCAGTTCAACAATCTTGTTAGCAGCCAGTAGTGCTTGTTGAGTTGTGGGACTAAGAATCTCAGCCACTCTCAAGCCAGCAGCGTCAACAATAAACATATCTCCACGCTCTACTTCCACTGCCCAGGGCGTGTTCAACATGTCCGCAGTCCACTCTCGCTCACGATCAGATTCGTAGGCTTGTTGAGAATCATCATCATCCATTTTCAGGACCTTTCTCTTCTGGTGGCAGCATGCCTTCAAACGTATAACTTCCCATGTGACCTAATTGGCACCAGGGCGCGGCATAAACCTTTCCGCCATGCTTACGCCATTCATTGCAAAAGAAGTAGTCTTCGCTGAGAAAACGCCCAGTGTCCGGGCAGATTGGGTCCATAAAGAATGCGTAAATCTTTTCGCCTGGTTTGTACGCGTTCATGTCGTTGTTGTACTGTGGCGTCCACTCCTTCATCTTTTCAAAGACTTGACGCTTGACCAACATAAAGCCAGTGCCAATGGCAAACACTTCGCATGGTTCATTGACGGGTACGGTGATATTGTTTTCAAAGTTCACTGTGTTAACGACAAATGATCCAGTGTAGTTTTGTAAGTTTGGCTTGCCTTCAAGCGCAGCCTTGCGCACCATTTCCCAGTTGATCTCTTTCTTAGGGTAGATGCCGCCAATAATGTCCTTGTCTGCCTGCAACATTCTCAATGCGTCTTCGGCACGGAATCGAATATCTGCGTCGATCCAAAACATGTAGTCGTTGTCGGTCTGCAAAAACTGGTGAGTCAAGTTGTTGCGCCCCCTGGTAATCAGGGATTCATTGAACATGAATGCGCATGCTACTTGATGCCCTTGAGAAGACAAAAGGTTGACTAGCCCTAGTAGGGATTGAAGATATACCCCGGTTGCCATTCCGCCGTACATTGGGGTTGCTATAAAAATCTTTGCCATGTGTTCTCCGTTGTTGAATTGGTGGGGCATGCCGCAGTTCCACTGTGCCCCGCAGCGGTCCTAACTGTCCTCCGGACTGGAGGACTCATCCTGCGACTGACGGGGGTCTAATTCATTGCCCAATAGTTTCAGCAGATTTCGTACACGGCAATCTTTCTCCGGCGCTTACACTCAATGAGATAGTTTCCAAGCAAAAGGTCTCCCTCTTCGCGCTCCTGGTATTGCTTCAGGTTGCGCTTGATCTTGACCCCAAGCACGTCAAATATGTCATTGGCTACCTCGCGTTCATAGGTAGCCCCGCGCTGTCTGCTGATCTTTGCCATTAGTAGCAGGACGTATTGCAGTTACCGCCATAGCAGCAGGTAGTACAGGTAATGTACTTGCCGTTAATGTAGTAACTATTCGTCGTGCATGCTGCGTATGCTGCCGAGGCAAAACTCAATGCTGCAAGTGCTAATGCAATCTTCTTCATGGTTCTCTCCTTAAAATGGAACATCGTCGTCAGAGTCCACACGACGGGATGGGAAAGGGTTGCTGTTTGCTCTAGGGGGTTGTGCTGGCTGCCCAGTATTCTCAGGCTGCCAGTTGTCTTCTTTGAGGCTGATCAAAGCGCCCACAGCAGTTTCTTTCGTCCAGGCTGCCAGTTTAACTGTTACCGGTTCGATAGCAATACCCCAGTACCTCTCATGCGTTCACGTTCTGTCATTTCTTAGTCCTTTCTGTAGATAGGTTCGCCCAGTTGAATTGAGCGCTCATCATTTCGTCAAAATCAAAGTGTTTACCAAAGCAGCCCTTGAAAGTAACTTGCTCTTCCTCAAAGCCCCATACCTTGTTGTCGTAGATATAAACGGCAGCAGGTAATGTGGTTGCGTCACTAACAAAGTTGTGTCCCTTGGCGGTTGCTGTCCAAATGCCGGATCGCGTAGCCTTGCTTTCGATCAAGCCCCAATGCTCAAGCAGCGGATAGGTCTTGCTCTTTAGCATCCACCTGGGCGCCTTGTTCTGAACATCGACCCACCCTTCAGCATCCAGGTGTGTGATGATCCAGCGCAGGCATAAGGCTAGGTGTTGGCTCAGTTTGATCTTATAAACCTTGCCCCACTTTCCGCAGCATGGGCAGTAAGCGCCCTCGCCTTCGATAGCCTTGTTCCAGTTGTTGCGCATCCGTGCCAGGAAGTTGCCTTCCGACTCAAATAACTCCGCTTGATCTGTCATTGCTTTGGCACCGGTGTGGTTTCAATAGTCTTGACAGCAGCCCTTTCACCGTTCGCCATGAGTTCAGCCAGTACTTTCTTTTCGGCTTCGATCATTTCGATAATGAATGAGTTGGCATCGCGCAGTGCTGCAATCTTTTCTAACTTCTCTTCCATGTTGAATTTCTTGCTTGTGGCAATACGGTCAATCATGGCTAGATAGGCAGCCACCCACTCTTCATCATTGGGCAGTTTGTCGTAGGCTTCTTTAACGCCTGGCACCATAAAGACAATGCCCTCTTCCGGCACCTGGTAAACCTGATCCGGCGGAGTCTCTACCGTTATAGGCGCGGGGTCTTGCGTAACAACGAGGCTTTCACGACGGGCTTCCGGGATGGTCTCGACTTCGGTTTCGTCAAGCATTCCGAGTCCGCAGTGGGCGAGTACGGAACGGCGAATCGCTTTTGTAGTCGCTTTAAGGATTGCATTAGCAAGTCGTTCTCCCTGAAGGCTTGAGACGTCAACAGCGCCTTGATTTTCCGAAACTCTGCCATCAGCGCCGGTACATCGGACTGAGACAATGTAAATTCCATCCACTCGTTCCCTATGCGTAATCTGAGTTGAAAGTTTATGAATTGCACAGAGTTGTTGGGTTGCTCCCGCGTTTGCATAAAGTATTTGCTTTCCGTTCAAGGTAAGTAGATCAAAGGGCTTGGCTGCTGGATCAAGCCCCACCTGGCGGCAGCGATACAGGTAATAGTCTCGCTTTTGTGTTTCATTCAAGCCCGATAGATCGCCGCGCAGGACAATAGAATCCTGAATCTTAGGGTCTAGTACAGCGGCAGCATTAGCCCCGCCATTGATATTAACGACATTCATGGTTGCCTCACTTCAAAAGAAAACGACGTGACCCAGGCTGCTCGACGATAAACTTATCGTAGATTTCAGGCATGGAGTTCTTGAACAGTTCGGCTGAGAATGCCTTGCGTGACTTACTGGCTTTCCAGGTTGCGAGTACTTGCCCATCGACAGAAACCAGTTGGCTGCTCTCCATCATGTAGCCCTGGATCGCGCCTTGTAACTGAGTCTCTTGCTCTTCAAGCGCTTTGATCTGCTCTTTAATAACCTTTAGGTTTTCGCAGGCACGCTCTAGGTTCTGAGTTGCAATCAGGTTGCTGCCGTTATCCTGGCGATAAACCAGTTTGGCAGCATCGCCCATAGTCTCAGGATCAAACGACCTGGCTTGAATGCGTCCCCAAAACTCTGCCATTTCTTTGATATGCAAGTCTTTGAGTTGCGCACCAAACTCTAGCGGATAGCCCACAATCTCTTGCCCACCAAAACAAACGACCAGGATGACCTGCTCGACCTGGTGAACAGTAGCCTCATGCAAGCATTGCACGCGATAACCTACGTCCACGTCACTGCTGCCATGATCGCCGTACTTCTTGCGTTGGTGAATGCCCAGGTTCTTAACCTCATACAGCACCTTGCCATCCTCGCTTATGTAATCGAAATGGCTCTTCATAAAGGTGTGCTGCGGGTGAGACAAGGAATAGTCCGCATCCTTAAATTGGATTTGGTTGCGCCTTGCATACTCGCGCATGATCGGCTCTTGCATGACAAGACCCATCTGCACTGCTTCGACGTTGGATAGATCATCCAATGGTTTCGCGCCAATCTTCTCAGCGTAAACCTCGCCGCCCCTGCCTTCTACAAAACGCCTGGCATCGTTTGACCAAAGCCCGGCATTCCTTACTTCAGGTGAAAAATCACTCATATTCAGCCCCTCATAAATTAACGATCAAGTTTGTAACATAACCATATTACAAACACCAAATAAGACATACTCCAAAACACTTCCGCGCTTGTCATACGCCCACCTCATTGATCGTGATGCTCACCTTGACAGGTTTGTATCCTCGGTCAACGAAATATCCCTGAGAATCCAGGAATTCATTTGCAGCCTTGCGGGTTCTAAATGTTGCAAAGGTAAACCCATCAAAGGCTGATCCTACAAACCGGTGCATGAAATGCCCATGCTTATCGGCTAATGCCCAGGCTGAGACTCTCATTCGTAGTCCATCCCCAGGCTAAGACGACGCTCTTTGAGACGCTGTACGCTGTCTTGCAAAGCCTCGACACTATGACGTGCATCGTCCAATGCCTGCTGTAACTCTGCTTCTTTTGCACGCAAAGCATTGACGTTCCGATAGTACTCGGACAGTTCAGGTTCGGCTTGGAGTTTTGCAGCGTTCGCCGCGTTCATACCGCATAGCATGTT